TTCTTCAGCATCAACATTACCGCCTTCTACTGTGGTGTACTGAAAAGACCGCCACCCGTCTTCATCATCAACGCCTCTAGTCCACACGTCATAGAAATGGTTACGGCCTTTCGGTGTGCCAATGAACAGCGCAGAGCCTTTGCGGTCAGACAGCGAAGGTCTTAACACTTCAAACCATGCCTCTGGCCTCATGTCGGCAAACTCATCTAGCACTACAAAGTCTAGCGCCCTCCCCCTCAAGTTATCAGGCTTTTCCGCCCCTTTGAGGGATATGGTTGATCCGTTGCGTAACAGCAAGCTCAGTGCGCTTTCATTCTTCTTGGTTATGTAACCAGCAGGGAGTGCATCGTTTAGCATGTCCCAAGCTATCTCTTTTGCCGCCTTATAGGTCGGGGCAACATACCAGCAATTTCTGTTCTTGCCGCCAAGCGCAGCCCTTAACAATTCATGAGTTGACAGAAACGTCTTGCCAAAGCGTCTACCAGCAACCACCGCCCTAAAGCGTGACTCACTGAAGAATATGTCGTCTTGAGGCTTAGTTAGCCTCACTTGCTCGCTCAATGACGATAGGTGGTAGGTCTTGCGCCTCTGGCTCTACTTGATCTGTCTGGCCTAACCAGTTCTTGCCTAACCATACGAGCATGGTTGTATTTCCGTCCATTGCAGCAGTGTATTGCTTGCGGCGCAGGCTCATTTTGCCATTACTGGCCTTTTGTTTGAAATAATCCGAAAAACCCACCCCCTGCTCACGTTTACAAGCAGCGTTTAAGGTGTCGTAGTCTACGCCAAGGACGGCGGCTTGCTCCTCGCCTGTACAGTGAATGGCGCACATCTTTTCTACTTGATCCCAGTCTATCTGCTTTTGTGGTCTAGCCATGAGCTTCTTTTGTTTGGAGCGTTGAGGTCGGAGTTGCACCGCCCTCTCCTGCTTGGATAGCAGGCGTGTCGCTTTCTACACTTCCAACGCGTTTTGGGTAAGGCTTGCTTAGTAATGACAATCGACTTCTAAGTTTAGCATTCAGTGGCATTAAATAACGGTGCTTGCTGATATGCCTAATGTCCGAAATTATACCTTTCTGTTGCAATTCGTTTTTTGTCATACCTTTGTTTTGCGCCATTTGATTTATCGTTCTACTAGGAACTCTGCGCCCTTTATAGACAGCGTCTATATTTGCCGATGTTTCACCTGTATAAATCCAATTAGTCGCCTGATATATCCCACCGTGATGATTCTCTGATTTGGCAGCAAAACTTACAACAAGTTGTAGTTTCGGGTTACTTTTTTTCAGAAACTTCAAGCTAATTGCTAGAATTCTACTTACTGGTGACTTATGAGCTTTAAGAGCAACCCTAGTTAACTCAACGCAAGTTTCTTGTGTTTGCCCATACGCAGCCCCGAGATACCTCGCAGTTCCTCGTGAAAAAATAACGCAACCTATGTATTTACCACTCTCCCATACGCCGACTTTCACCATTTTTCCAATAGGTAAACATTTACTATAATGCCAGTTTTCACAAGCAAACTTTGCCGCTTTATGAGAGGCCCAGTCAATCTTTAGGTCAACAGGCATAAATCTCCACAAACCTTTGTTTGAACTTGTTTTTAGCCACTTGCTCTGCTTTTTGCATAGACATACCGTTCATGTCGATCATAGTCAAACTTCTATCATCAAGATGAACCCTATACTTGCACATTTTTGAGCCTACCTCTTTAGACTCAAATCTTTTCAAGATGTTTTTGTTCCTTTGTTCGTTATCCAACATTGTTTTTCCTCGTATCAAATTCTTTGCCACAGTGTGGGCAGTCTATCCATTTAGGGTCTAACTCATCTAATTTGCCTTGCTCATCTTCGCCAGCAGGTTCAAAATCAACATCTTGAGTTATCACTTGCAACTCCTCAATGCCAAAGCCGGTCAAGTTAACGTCTATATCTAATTCTTTTAACCTATCAATCTCAACCGCTAAAAGGTCGTAATCCCACCCCCCATTCTCGGTGAGTTTGTTATCAGCTATAACGTAGGCTTTGCGCTGTGCCTCGCTTAACCCTTCAAGCAATATAGTGGGCACCGTGCTCATATTCAGCTTCTGCGCTGCCGCTAACCTGCCATGCCCTGCAATGATACTATTATGCTCATCTATTAGAATCGGGTTGTTAAAGCCAAACTCTTGAATACTTGCGGCTACCTGCGCTACTTGCTGCTCACTATGAGTGCGTGGGTTGTTCGCGTAGGGAATTAAGTCTGTAGTTGCTATATAAGCTACTTCTAGGGTCATTTACCTGCCTTATTGCTTGCACCAAAATAGAATGATACTACTGCTGATACCACCCCACCGAGATAACCAAGCACTAGGTTGATAACTGCCTCTGAGTTCTGATCGGGCGGTTGTACCGTAACCAGCGTCACATACCCCCCAAAGAATACGAAAGCCATTACGGCTAGCACCTTGGGCGTGTAGTCGGTTTCGTGCGCTTTCCTAGCGTCTTGGATGTCGGCAGTCTCTAGCTCGAATATATCTACTTCAAGTTCTGCCAGTCGGGTTTTATAGTCTAGGTCGGCTTTTTTAATTTCAGCCAATTGCTCTGGCGATGCCTCGCTAAGTGCGCGTTGTACTGCCTGTGGTTCTGCGGCTACGCCTAGCGCTTGCGCCAGAATCTTTCCTGCCCCACCACCTACCGGGCCGCCAATAGCTGCGCCGATTGTTGGAGCAACTGCGCCCACTAACCCTTTGATCGCTGCCCATTTCATAGCTCTGCCCTCACGCCCTGTATTTTAAGATCAAATGACTTTCCTGCTTGAACAAAGAATTCCGCTGTAGTCACCCTGCTGTCATACACCGCTGGCTCTAATGCGTCACTGTTGAACCTACTGCCCAGCCCTATACAGCCCTGCACGTCGTGAGGGAAGTTAGCAACGTGAAATAGAATAAACGTGCGGTCTGGCACATCGAGGATCTGAACAACGTCTTGGAATCTAGCGCCGGTAAAAGGCTCGCACTTGTACTCACCCTCTGGAATGCAACTAACGTTCGGCGCGTTGTTTTTCCAAGGTCGCTCTATCGTGTAGCAAGACCAATCGCCAACCCATACTTTGCCAAGGGTGCCGCTGTCAAGATAAGCAAAACGCTCTAAATAGACCATCTACTGTCCTTGTTATTTCAATTTGCTTGTGATAGCCCCTATTTTACCCTAAAAAGTGTGTTTATTTGCAACTTTTATTGATATTTAGCCCTAAATCCTTTTAATTCTTAAAGGTTTGTTTTATGATTATATCTTCAATAACAAAAAGGAACGAAGAAATGCCTATCACAAGAAATTTTTACCTCATAGCCGCGGAAATGCTTGATTCTATTCGCGATGACTACAAAGAAGATATACCGTTCAACGAGCGGATGGACGAAGTGGTTGATAACTGCGAATATGCTATTTACTACGGTGCAGCACAAAGTCTTATCCTCAACGAAATGACTCCTAGGCAACAAGCTGACGCAGAATTCGAACTAGGCGAGTTTTCAAACACGCTGACCTACAATGAGTTCGCTTGCCTTATAGCCTGCCAAGCAATAAAAAATGCCATTGTTGGACAAGCTACCGCAGCAGAGGTGGGAGAATGAAACTACGCTACCCCCTCGCTCTATTTGTACTTGTTGCCCTTGGCCTAGCCGGTCAAGGTGACTTTGAAGAAGAACAAGCAGAAGCAGCTAGATATGCAGAGCGCGTTTGCTCTGGCGTACACGGTGACTACCTCAACCTTTCCCCTGACTGCTAACCAGCCAGACGTTTTTCTCTTCCTCATCCTCTGGCTTTTCTGCTGGAGGGTTTGGGTCATCATCAAACTCATAGAATTCGCTGATAATCACAGTCACTTGGGTGTTTGGCAACATGTCTTCAATTATTACGGTAGGCAATTTCTCTGTCCTCAATGAACCTCTCACGCTCTAGCAAATTGTTGATCTCTTGCTGCGCTTGCTCCAGCACTTTAACGTCCCGCGTTATCTGCCACTCAGTGAGCAATGTAACTACGTTACCAGCTAGGTACCCCAGTCGGTTGGCGAGAATGTAGTCAACCGGCTTAATCTCTTTCATCATTCCTGAACCTTCCATATTTGTCCACGCCACTCATATTCACCGGCACGGTGTACTTTTACAAATTCTGGTGACAAAAGAAAACCATCTTTGATCGTCAATACTACAAAGCCTGACACCCAGTTCTTTGGGCCATCTTCTGCGTAGTCAAAGGTAGGCTGGTGAGGATTGGACATTGTGCCGCACTGAACCCCATATCGGTGACCAGTGTAATCACTCCAGCTATACACCTGCTGCGCGTGCGTGTGGCCTGTAACTATGTGAGTGCCTGCCTTCATCGTGTTGTTGTATGCAGCGTGAACGCCACCTGCGATTCTATGCTTGATCACAATAGTTCGCTCTGCCCCGGTTACCCACAACGACATTCCAAACGTCCACTCTTTAAAATGGTCTTTTAGGTCGAATCCCACCACCCCGCCAAATTGGTTTGCGTTGTTTGCAAGGTAAGAGTTGAACCGCTGATCATGGTTCCCGATAAGCCAGTACCGATCACTCTTCGGGCTGGCCTTCTGTATCTCTTGCAGCCGCTTCTGGGCTGTGGATAACTCTTGCTCAACACTTGGTCGTTCTTCCCAATCATTCATTGGGTGCCGCCCGATACTAGAGCCGTCTATTAGGTCGCCATCTAAAACAATCGCCTTCGGCTTTAGCTTTTTGGCTATTTGAACGAAGGCAAGATGGGCGGTGGTGACGGTGTTAGGCTCATAGTGACAATCGCTGCCGACCATTATAACGCCGTCAGCAACCTCTAAGTTACGCCTGAACGATTCTCTGGGCCTGTTTCTGTAGTCTAGGTGCGCTGGAACATGCAGAACAGTCCCCAGAAGATTTTCTACCCGCTTGCGCTTCAAATGCACATTGCGAATATCAACGCTGTACTTCCTAGCCATCTCCGCTGGCCCCAAAGCCTCGAACTCTCTAGCGAAATCTTCAGGGTCTTGCGGGGTCTTTGACTGACTCATATTTGCCTCGTCTTGCGTAAGCATTACAAAAGTGCGCAAATACTAACGCTTTCACGCCCTCTTCTCTAGGTTCTTTAGGTTCACGTTCCCAGACATCTCTTATCGCTGCGTCAGCGGCTTTCACCATATCAGCGGCTATGTCTCTCGGCGGCCTCATTTCAATCTGCCTCGCTCACCCAGTCTGCGCTCGTGCGCCTTTATTTGTTCTGACCAATCGGCAATCATTTCTCGGTAGTCGGCTGCGTAGAATTTCACCGGGTCATTCTTGGTCGCCAGCATATGCTCCACCTGATCCTTGCCAACCCAGTCAATCATCCACAAAGTATACTGCGCCTCTGCGCTACCATGCTTCATGGAGAAGCCGTTGCAACCCTTACATTGTGGATTGACGTTTGATTCTTCTAAGGCCCACCGACTTGATGAACCTTTCGGGATAAAGTGTCCGCCGTCCATGTTCTTGTAGTGATCTAGCCTTCCACAACTCACGCACTTGCAGTAGCCATTATCATCGGCCGCGCTGATTCGTGACAGCTTTTGCAAAGTCTTTAGTGCTTTAGCTCTCAATGTCTCAGCCATTACACCACCCTCCGCAGGTTAGCTTGCTTTGTTCTCTCGGCATCAAACGCTAGTTGCCCTAAAGTGATTTGCTTTTTGAGTTTCTCTGCTCTCAGGTTAGATAACTGGACGGCTTGATAATATCCTGCCCACTCTTTGCTGGATCTGGCTTGAACTTCTGACTTTGCTGCGCTTTCGCCAGCGTCCATATACGCCTTTTTTGTGACTGCCTCATACGCCTTAAAGTTTGTCTCTGCCTCGATTGCCTCAACGCTCGCCCCCTCCCATTCATTAATTCTTTGGCTTAGTCTTTCAAGAATTCTGTCTAGCTTGTCTTCCATTTATTTTTCCCATG